ATTATCATTATCACGTTACGTTGAGTGTTAACTCTTCTTGTGATATTACCTTTCTTACCAGGATAAGAAATAAAATATTTTCTGGGTTATCACTATCTCGAAACTTAGCAGAGACTAACATCTCGCTGCTCTAGGCCTGCAATGCAATAAATCCTAGGTAGTCAGCTGTTAGCGTGTGACGTTGAAAGATAGTGTTATTTCGGTTCGCTGGATAAGCTTACGAGACTTAAAGGTGAGGTCGACAGGTCCTTACAAAAGGCTGCGGATAAGGTCACTGCTGAAAGTACTGAATCGTTACAATCGAAAGTGGTTGTGCAGTTACCTCAAATGGCTGTCAAGAACGGTTATACGGGTTACAACAAGGAATTGAATTTGATGGCATCTATTCATCCTTTCATTAGGCTGGGTACTTTGATAAGTCAGATTGAGGGATGGCAAGCAACACGAGCTAGCATACTTACCCATTTAGGTGTAATGCTCAACGGTGTTAGTAAGTTAGGTGAGCGAAATTTCTTCTCTAGACAGAAAAGATTTGGGACACACACTCAGGACGGTGACGAGATATTTTGTGACCTTGGAGGTGAGGCAGTTATGCAAATCATCACCAGACTCACAGTATCACTACAATCCGCGAAGGGTGAGGGTTCCCAGACCAGAAATGCTATGATAGGGACGACGCCGACTACCAACCAATTTGAGGGTGAGGAACAAGGTCAAACTGATCAGACGTTAGCCATTTCGAATGCGCTGGCTGAGTTTATGACTTTCATCCACACTAAAGATTTCACGACAAATGAGTGTTACACGCAAGACTCTTTTGAAGCCAAATTTAATTTGAAGTGGGAAGGTACCAGTTGACGGGACGGCGTCTCGGGAAAGTTGAGGGCACGCATTGTCGAAGATTTCCAGAATAGGCTGGTTTTGGCCGACGATTTGGGTGTTTTTCCGAGACGCAATCTTAGCGGTGAGGTGATAAGGGACGAGCCTGAAATAATATATGCAGAACTAGAGGACAAGCTCTTGAGCTTTGAGAGTTCTGTATATCATCCTAAAGCTGTGACTATGGAGACAGAAGTGTCTGTATTGCCGAAATTGCAAACGGATCTTGAAACAGGTAACGCTGAAGAAGACATTGAGACAACTGTGGTTACTGAGGTACTCATCGATGAGGAGAGCAGTTACTTCTGGTTATACCTCGTATTTCTCTTATTGTCTATCCTTATATCGTGTTTCATTGCGCTGTCGCGATGGTTTATATGTTTTCTCGGTAATAGAGGAGGGCGCGGTGGCCCTTTCTTTCGGAGAATAGCCACTGCATTGTGGAGCGCGCGACTGTGGCTGTTAAGTAAGGCGGCCAGACGTTACGGCAATCTTGGAATCGTACGAAAGAGATATACACGTGCTGGCGTGCGCAGGTACTTGCGTGATTATAATTTCCAATTTGATGAATGGGAAAGCGTGGTTGACTGTGCTCCGAGTGAAGCTCTAATCGTCGCAGATCAGAGAATGTTTGTGAGGGCTGTGAACAAGATTGTGGATTTAAAGGGTGATTTTGATGCTATTGAAATTGTCAAGAAGACTTTCCTGAATTACGGAGTCCGCAATTACAAAGTGGAAAGATGGTTGAACAGGCATACAATACGCTCGGCACTTGGTGTACTGAGCGATGTTACGAGGAGAGAAGTACTTACATTAACTGATGGTATGCTATCATTGGAGAACGCTACGCTTGATGAGTTACTGGGGTGTGATGTTGAGAGTCAACGAAATAGCATGTACTTTAAGGACATTGTTGCCTTGCAGTTTGCTTTTCGTCTTATTGGTGCACCAGAATTCTCCGACTTTGTGATGGCTTACAAAGGTACTTTGTATCGCTGTTATGTGGAAGCGACTAAGAGACATACTTCGATGTTGGAGCAGTTTCATGTTAGTGAAGATCAGAAGAGAAGAAACGAGAAGGCGTTAGAGTGGTTGCTTATGCTGGGGCAAGGAGCTTTCGTTTTTTCTGCTGCTGTAACAGCTGGTGTTACGATCTTCAAAATTCATAAATGGATAAAAAGTCGTATGCTCTTAAGGGCTCTGCAAATGCTACCGTCTGTTGGTGGTGGTGGTAACGAAGGTGGTGGTAGATTTTCTGAGGAGGCTCTTAACAGATTTGCAGCAAGTCAAACTCCTGAGGAACGCATTGAGGCTCTGCATACTGATTTCGACACGGCTGCTGATGACATGGAAAGTTTTTTACCAGAAGACATGCAGGCTGAGATTAGACATGTTATTCAAGCTCACGTTGATGGAACTTATCACGCAGCAGATCTTCCTTTTCTGGGCGACATGTCTGATGCCGTTGTTCCTGCTATGGCAGATTCTGTTGTCGATTTGAGTAATGTTAGTAGTGATGTGGGAAGTGTGGATACGTCTGTTTCAAGTGTGACTAGTAAGGTTAGACGTCGTGCCGTTGCTAGCAACACGAGGATTTACCCGAGTGTTGGTAATGTTAGGTATAGTGATATTAAGTCACCGAGGGTTAGTGGTAAAAGTGGAATTAGTAGTATGAAAATGAAAATCACTAGTAGGCCTATGTTGGCGTCCTAGTGTGTTGTTTTTAAAATTACTTGTTCACACCGCTACCGCTGGTCTTTCTCGGTTTTTCTTCCTAACATTATGTCGGCTTGCGCTTTTCACTCTTGCGATAAGTGTGTTGATGGACCCAAGAACGTTGTATGTGTTAGTAAATACCGTCATAGTGTTTATAAGGTTATGGGCCTTTCTGTTGTTAAGTGTCGTCTTCCTGCAGATTGTGGTGTTAATTGTGGTATGCCTGCAGCTTTTGTTCTCGAAGATGGGCATCCTAGACTAACTCTTGATGGTTACTGTGGTGAGAAACACAAAGGCTACGTGATTTCTGGTGCTTGGCGACATGCGCAACTTCGTACTTTAAATGATGAACTTGATAAGTTGGAGAAGAGGGGGGAGTTTTTGAAAACTCAGATAAGAGTGCTCAGTGAAACTGCTAACGCTAACACTGCTCCTGTATATGCTCCCACGAAAATTAATCGTATGAAGGCGGAGGTTCAGGATGTTAATGTAAAAATCCAGGACCGTAGTACTGCTCTTGCAGGTGTCATGGATGCTGTCGCGTTGAATTTATCACCGAAATAGTTCGCCACGGAAGTGTGGAGCCATATGATGAGTACGTTAACGTTGTATTTGTATAATGGTTATATGTGTGTACTGGAATAGGTAACCAGGATAAAGAACCCTAGCGAAAATGTCCTACCAAAACATTATGCATTGTGGTTTTGTTGTGTGGTTTGTTTTTGCTTATATTGCTATGTTGCATGTGTGTGTTAAAAATAGTCTAACATGTCGGGCAGAGACACGTCGTTGCCGTCACGATAGACGGAGCCGCTGGGATTGCGGATTATAAATCGAACAAGCCTATTTGTACGGGTCGAGTACAAACGTGGCCATCACGATAGATGGTTCTGTTTTTCGAACAGATGTAAATCGGAGGCGTCGTGCAGTACGGTAAACTGCACATCTATCCTCTAGTTTCTATTGATGTAATTGAAAAAAGATCAATATTTTACGATGATGAGGAGCGACTGGTGGTCGCGGTAGCTATGACACAGCTACTAAGAGGGGTTCAAATCCCCCCCCGAACCGGAGGGTAATCCGGCCCA